AGGTCGTTTTTGGGAAATGATATCTTTTGAATTCCACCTTGAAAAATGGCACGAAAAAACCCAGAAACCGTTGTGGTTTCTGGGTTTTCCGAACCGATATCTTTTTCGGTTCGCAATGTTGGCAAGAGGTGCCTAAAAAGATGCCACTCTAATTATGCCCTTTTTTCCTGAATGACATGAAAAATAAAGCTTTTTTTGTTTTTTTTTTACAGTTTTTTGACCTTTTTGAGTACTTCATACTGTTTCAAAACTCAATTTTCAATCGGTTCCTAAAAAGATGACAACTTATTTGTCTGATTTATTAGTGGAGACGAAATCGGATGTTTTGTGTTCCGTGTGGGAGCCTGAGTGGAATCCTTTGAACTTTAGTCTTTTTTTAAGGAATGCTACTCGTTCCGCTGAAGCACCACGAGACTTGTGAGATGCAAGAACTGTACAATGCTTTGCGTATTCTGCCTTGAGAGATGTTACCGTTTTTGCAGAGATATCGTACATCTCGGCAATTTGTGCTATTGTGAGATCTTCCTTGATGTAGAGGTTAACAAATTCGTCTTGAGTCAAGCGCTGTGCCGCTGTATACTGTTTGCTTCGTTTAATGCCGTGCGTTTTTCTGTATGCAACAACGAGATAAACTGGTACCTTCATCAGATGCGCAATTTCTTCATCGGACCATCTGTTCTCACAGTACAATATTTTCACGAGTTTCTCATCCATGCTGTTTTCCGGTCGGATCTCACTAAGTTTATTTCGCTCGATTGTATCCTGAACAAATGCCTTTCCCAAGTGGTATGTTTTGATAATGTCCGATGAAGTCATGCTTTTCAATACGATTTGAAACCATTCAACAGAAAACGTTTCCACCCCTTGAATCGGCATGGGGATGATCTTGATATCCTCTGCGACGTCGGCAAGCGTTCCGTCCTTTAACCTCTCAAAGAGTTCCTGTGGAGATAGTTCGTCCATGATTGCTTCGATCAGACCTTGAAAGGCATAGTATTTCTTTCTTTGCCTAATATCCTGACACAGTTTTCCTTCTCCACTCTCAAACTGCTGTTGCATAGTTCTTACGGCATATTGTGTGCAGCCGAGCATTTCCGAAAGCTGCTGAATAGTGAATCCATACTCTACAAATAGTCTATGGAACAACTCTATCGTAATGTGGTTCGTTGCATCTGCTCTTGCATCTGCATCGATACCATATTTGCTTCTTAGTTTTTTTACAGATTCAAGTGAGCAGTTATGTGCCGAAGCAATCTCTCCGTCAGTCATTCGCTGCTTTACAAACAAATCATATAGGACATCCTCTGTAAGAATATACTTCAACATTTGCTTGCTTTGAATTCCGTATTTTTTACAATAGCTTTTCACCACAGCAGGGTTTGTCTTTGCTTTTCTACAGATGTCTGCAACCTTTGAAGTCTGCATTTCATATTCCAACCACTCCTTTGTCAGAAGTAGTTTCAAAGGAAATGCATTCCGATCCTCTCGGCTATATTGTGCATAACAAGCTATCACTTCTTCTATGTCGGCCTTCATTGTGATTGCCATTTCAGAAACAGACATATCCTGCTCTACAAAGCTCAGAAGTACGGCCTTTGAATATTTTTCCGCTTGTCCCACAATCATCACCATCCTTTAATAACATCCGTATTAATTATACACTAAAAAGACGGTTGATGCAATAGATTTCAAAATTGTTTCGCATTATTTGATAATTCTCTTAAAGGCTTCGAAGTTGGAAACCTCTCGCTCTGTGTGGTAGACGGCATACTCAATTATTTCAAAGTACTGTAGGTATTCTTGCATCACTTGTTTGAAAACTTTTGCTACTATGTTTGGCGGATTTCTAAATGCTCCGCATCCGAAGGCACCAAGGATTAATACTTCGTTCTTCTTCATGGCAGCTATTTCAAAAATTCGCTTGATTCGAGATCTCAAAATGTTTTCGAGCTCGACCGAAGTTAACTTCACGGGACTATCACCTGCATGAGGGTTCATTGCATTGCTTGGACGTTCACGAAGATTCGGTGCCGCGCAAGTTATAATATTGACTGACCACCAATCCTTTTGAGTCATCGGCTCTGGGAAGGTGACATCACTTTTGAACACACAAACATTCGGCGTATAAATACAGTCGTTATTGTATATCGGACTGGATTTCACTCGATGGGGAGTATAGAACTCTTGCCACATTGAGTTTGAATTAAGGCAAGGATATAATGTACTGCACCTGCATAAGCATTCTTCTTGTGCGGATGATCCGTTGAGAACTCCACCGCCGGGATTCGTTGCTGATGCAAAATTTAGAACGCAAACTTTTTTACCTTGTTTTGCATATACTTCGGCTGCTTCAAGCGAACGTTTCCCACTGACAAAGACTTTTGCTTTTTCCGTTTTGTTACTGCAAGGAATGGTTACCTCTGTGGTTTCTGAAATAAACTCCTGAGTTTTAATCGAATTCCGAATTACTTGTTTCAGTTGTTCGTCTGATTCATATCTTTTTTCTGTATCGCGGAATATTACCGCATTTTTTGTTCTTCTCTCAACCATAATTTTCTTTACGAAAAGAACGCTTCTTAATCATCAGCCGCATTCTTTCGTGTTCCTCCTTAGTAATCGCTCTATTCTTCAACAGACTGTCATTAAAGTAGGTAAGCCACAGTTGCTCCATGATGAGATCCTTGTTTTTTTCATTGACCTTACAAGTGATAGATTCCATTTCCATATCTTTACCTTCCACACGGGTTCAACCGTATTTTTTCTCTAACAGTCGTCTTCTTTAGAATCGAGCGACGCTTGTAGAACGTATTTTTCCGTTCTTCTTGATATGTGTTTTTTGAACTTTACATCACGTGTACACATTATTCTTTGTTCGCTGATGTAAGTACCCCGACCCATTTTTTTCTTGCGATGATATGATTGCCGTTTGGCTTGGATGGCATTCCCACGCGGAAATAGTCTTTCCATTTCGCATAGCTTAGGTTGACTCAACATGTCATTCATCCAACCCAAAGATTTTTTCAAACTCATTACGTTTGTTGGAATCAGTGGCAAACTCAAGGAACATTTCGATCAATTTTTCGACGTGCATTCCATAATCTTTGCTTATAACACATGATTTTTTATAAAGCTTATCATCGATTTGTACTTTCACTGCGCTTGATTCGTCTGCTCTATGTCCGGTAGCCTCCTGGAAATCTGTACGCATCTCAAGCGCATTATTTTTGTAGTACTCCATCTGATCGCTAACCATCATCAGCAGTTGGTAATCGGTTTCAAAGTCAGCTTCTGCGGTGCACATTTTTTCTCGAATGAAGTAAAACGATACCTTGTATTTTTCCTTAATCTCTCTAATAGTCCCAAGAGTATCGATAAAAGCATGAGAAATCATCTTGTATGTGGGAACAACAATTAATTCTACTGTTCCTTCCTCGCATACCTTGAGAAGATGATTCCAGCCTTGTTTATCTGTTCTGTAAGTGCCGTTTTCGTATCTGTCGATCACGAATTGTATAGGTTCTACATTAGTGCGTGAGCAGAATTTTCTAAAGTACAACTCCATTTGTTCGTCTGTTACGTCTCTCGACGCATTTTTGCAATTAAGATTGGCGTAGCAGATTGCTTTTCTTTTTTCCATTTTTGATACTCCTTACTGACCGATGGTCAAGTGTTTATTTTCGAGAGCCAATTGCTCTTGAATTCATATTAGAAATCTACTTTCTCCTGTTATCGTTGTTCCAATCAAAGCCGAAATCGCTTCGTTTGATTTTGCATTGAGCTTTTCCGTCTTTCCAAAACACGATACCTTCTATGTTATGATCGTGAAGATATTCTCGGATTCCTTCGAAGCTTCTTGGCACATCGTCAAGAACTTTTTCTCCATGGCGAACCAAGATATCTCTATCAAGACCATATGGATTGTTTCTGAAATGCGGACCGATCACTTCATAAGTGCCATCTGCAAGTGTATCTCCCTGCGTATTTTCGTAGGCAGCGATATGCCAAACGTCCCCTTTATTATTCCTATCAACCTCTATCCAATGTGGCCAATGACCAGTGATAGGATCGGGATCACAACACGGGATTGCTCCGACGGGAGGCTTCTTTCCTTGCTTGGCATCGTAGCGCTTATAATATTTCCCATCAATAATCGCACAACAGCTTCCATCATATTTCTCGGTTGCAATGCCTTCACCCTTTATAACCCATTCCAAATCTTTTGGGACATTGGGAAGTATGTCAACTTTTTTATGGTTCTCAAATACCCTTTCGAAAAGGGTTGGTATCTTTTTCATTATGTTATTTCTCCTTGTTCTTTGTCGGTCAATATAAAGCCGCCGTCATAGCCTACTTGAGTGTAGCGGACAAGACCTGCAACATATTCGCCTTTTCCTATGCTTCCATATTCTTTTTTCTTAAAGATGCGATCTACTTTTCGCATATCATTCTCATTGGCATCTTCTTTGAACCTACATTCAATTTTGTAAATGTGCGAGGTAATGTAACCGGGATGCCGCTTTTCGTAATGATATATTTCACAGAAATCCACGCATTTTTTGTGCGACACTCGAAAAACTTTCCATTTGCACAGCGGGTAAAATATAACTGTCTGCAAAGTTTTTCTTGCTTCATTAAAAATTTCAGAGGATTCATTTCTCACGAAATCCAACAGAAAGTTCTGAGATGTGAAGCCCAGAGAAGTCCCGCAGAAGCCTCCGTAGCATAATAGTGGATGTTTTCTTAACATTTTCAATAGGCTCTCTATTTCATAGAAGCGCCAATTTCCATCTTGTTTGAATTTTTCCACAGTTATTTCCGTCAGAACATCGCTTCGTGAAGGTTTGAATTTATCAATTTGGGTGTCCCATTGACTGAAAAATTGTATGAGCACATTTTCCTGTTTCTCTGGATCGTTATAGATTTCCTCATATATCCACATCCCAAATTTCCAATGTTTGTTGACACCCTTTACTCGAAACCAAATTATACTGTCGGGTGCTCCGGTAAACATGAAGTAGGTGTCACCGTATTCGATTTTGTAAGGTCTGAACCCTATTGAATCCATGTAGTTGAAAACATGTTTTGCAATCTCTCTGTTTCTCATATCATTTATTCTGCTGACGTTTCTGTTTCTCTAAGTATTTTGCATAAGAAGCAAGCCCATATGTCGATAACAGTTTTTTCTTCATTTCCTTTGAACATGGTGTTTTCCATATGGCTTCTATTACAAGCGCGGGCATTTCCTTCGAGGCATGGTTTAGCAAATGGCGGCACGTTAATAATGATTTCGGGTAATGAACAACTATATTGATTGGTGCAGACTTTTTCATACTTTAAACCCCGTATCATTTAGTTTCATAATCCAAGCCATTCTCGTATGATGGGTATATTATCTGCATTGGCACAGAATCGGATAAACTCTTCTGTTATTGCCTCAATAGTTGTATCCATTTGAGAACATAGCCTACATACTTGGTCGTAGAGTTCTTGCTCTACCTCGATTGTAATGGTTACTTTTTTGCATTCTTCAATATTGTTCATCGGTAGCATAGATCCTCAATGAAAGTTTCCGGCGACGGCAGATCGTCTAAGTCATAGCGTCTCTTTAGCTTGACAGGATAATACTCACCATCCAAATACCCGTTATTGTAGAAGCGTTCTGATGGATCCAATGGTTCTTTAACAAAGCCTTTATATACCTCGAATGTGTTTTGAGAGTAGTCAATGACGTATGCCCATTCGCACAGAAGACTCTTATATGCAAATTCATAGTTGTTTTGAATCAGCGGTTTTTTATCTGTTTCCAAAAGCGCTCTGAGGAGTTCTACTCCATCTCCCCACCAGAAGTTAGGATGTGCTTTTTCCAAAGCTTCGTCATCAAGGATGCGATTTTTTACATACCTTGAATATTCATCTTCAGTTATTATTTCACACCTATTAATTCTTTGCTTGAGAGACTTGTCTCTATCTGCAAGTAATGTATATAGGATTTCAACACCATTCGATGCGGGATCCCCATCGAAGTGACCATATTGAGCTATATATCTTCCTTTTTCATCTATAGCGACAGTCAAATATCTTGTTCCCATGAAATCACTCCTTTAATGTTATTACCTTTATCCTTTCGCCGTACCAATACACATAGTCATTATGGAAGGAGATAAGGTTTTTGCCGTCATTCCAAACCGTCATGTATCCGCATAGACTTACCTCCGGATTCTTGAACAGGTTGTCATTGCTTTTTAGAGGAGCCATTTCCTCATGCTTTTCTATATAATTTGCTATATTCAGAGTTTTTACTTCACCTGTGTCATAGGTAACAACAAGCACAAACGGATCTTGAGTTTCCACAGCTATTGTTTTCGGAACGAATCCTGGTATGTACATTTGATTCACCTCTATTCGAGCAGATTTGATGGGGATAGGTGTACACATTCTTCAGGGTATTTTTCGATGAAAAACTGTTCCTTCTTTTTTACCTCATCTGCTATCGCTTCAATATCATAACTTTCGTGTTTTCGGATCGCTCTTATAAACTCAAGAATCATACCCCCCACAACACAGCGTCGTAATCCCAATGCTCAACATATCCTGTTTTACTAACAGTCGTTCTTATTGGTAGGTCGTAGGAGACATATAGGAAATCATCCCTGTGCATATGGTTTATACGGTAATTTGGTTTATATACGATATCCTTAATTCCGAGTACGGAAATATATCCTTTGACTTTAAAGATCGTACCGTACAAGTAATGCTCGGGCAAGTCATCGGGTTTGATTTTTGTCCTATATCTACCTTTTGCATACAAGCTGCCGTCGGGCAACTTTGACTCGTGAAACAGATAGTGAAGACCGACCTTTCTCTCTGTATAAAAGGGCGCTTTAATTTGCTTTTGCATTATGCTTCACCTCAATCTCTGCAAATGATTAGACGTACATAGTCGCTTGAGGGCTGCTTTTCATCAAGATTTGCTTCACTTATGTTGGAAAAGGCCCATTCATTAAAAAACTGTAATAGCACTTCGATTTTTTGCACGAGTTCATTATAGATACCGTACCAATCGCCCCACGCATTCCATTCGAAGTATGCATATTCATGTCGTTCGTTTTCTGCTAACCTTTCATATTCGATAGGCGTGAGCCAGTCGGGAAAGGTATCTATGTCACCGATTTCAAAATTAGCAAGTTGATATTTTGTAACATAACCTCGATAATGAGTTGGCTTGTCTATTTTTACTCTTCTTTTTACCGCTTTTCCATAATTCACTATGAACATCATTTGTTTATAATACTGTTTGTAGTTCCACCCAGGAAGCCCATACCCTGCATCATCTTCGTCCCTTTGAAAGAATATACTTTTCAGCTCATTGGATAAATCCGCAGGTCTGCCATGAATATATGCGCTCTCTTCCAGTTCGTCTACAGCGTTCTTTAGTCGTGATCGTCCTGACAGGATCGGCACGATTGTCAATTTACCGCTTTCCTCTGGAATAAGTGGATTGATACTGTACCATTTATCTTTCACACGCACCTCTGCGTATATTGAGTATTCAGTACCCATTGCATTTCCTTTCCATCAACTGATGAACAGTATGACTCGAATCTCGGTATAGTCAGATCTGTAATTTACGGATCGCCATAATTGTAATTGTGTAGTTACACGATCTCGGATTTCAGAATAAAACCGATATGCACTATCTCGATTATTCCACTCATAATACTGATATGCCTTTCTCAACTCGGGATCCATTGTTTTGTAGTCCTTAATGGTTACATAATCATAGATTTGATCTTCTTCATAGTTTTCGAATGCAATAATCTCTTGCCTGAGTGCAAATGCACAATGCTCCTTGCCTGGCTTGTTCAGCATGGCTGTGATCTTATCATAAGTCACAGCAAATAATGGTGAACTCAATTCGTAGTGTGTATTTTTCATCTCGTATTGCAGATTCTTTGACATTTCCTCAACAGAAAGTCGATATCCGTCATCAGAGAGGTTTCGATATGCTGCTTCAAATGATGTTCTTGCACTCGTTTCAAATGTCGGTACCATCATAAGATCATTATTGTTATATACTACGGGAACACGCTCATTAATGCACAACCATGTGCCGTCAATCTTTATTTCTGTGTATAAGAAGTATCGTGTACTCATTGCCAAACTCCTTATTTTGAATAGAATTCCTTCATATCATCAAGTCTAAGGCAAGCAAGCCTACCTTCTTGATATCCGCATCCACAGTCAATGCCAATTGCTTCTTCGCTTTTCCAAATGCTCCAAGGCCACACGTTTTGGAAATGAACCGTTGGAGTATGACCGAAGATCAGCTTATAACCTTCCGGAACACAATCGCATGGGGACCACCGTTCCCATACTGCAAATTCCCTTGGTGAGTCATAGTCGAACATCGCAAGCCCCTGATAGTTCTCTTCGGGCGAGGCGTGAACCAACTTGTATTTTGTACCATTCACTTCCACCTCCATGTTGTGCGGTAGTGAATGCAGATACTCATATACCTCTTTTCTAATATCCTTTCGTATATGTTTGAGATAGTTGTGAGTAATTTCGCCGCCGTTTCTATACCATAACCTTGTGTTTTTTTGCATTCGATTTCTTTCCCACGGACTGCCGCTATTCACTTGAACATGAGGCTCATTTATGGATTTGAGCATCATATATTCGTGGTTACCGATAAGCATTTTGACATTTGTCATTTTCATAAGTTTTCGTAATATCCTAATGCCATCCGGATATCTATCAATCACATCACCCAAGATGTATAAAGTATCTTCCGGCTTCAAGTCGATTTGATCCATCACCGACTCAAACCTTAGGGCATTACCATGTATATCAGACATTACATAAATCATATGTTGATCCCTCTATTAGTGCTTTTTCCGTACTATACTTGAATTCAAACCAATGCGCGGGACAAAGCACAACATCATCTTTTCCGTTCTCATCAACAATGACGTATGCGATATTCTTTTTATCAACCACATCTAAAATAGCATCAAAGTTCTTACACAACTCATTTACATCTATTCTCGGTAATGATTCAATCGGCGGAAAGCATTTATATTCCATCATTTCTCCTTAACTGAATTCTTGTACAGCAAATTCATAACCTTTGCTGTCTGTAAAATAGCCGAACCCATATCTCCCATATTTATAATCCAGATGCGATTCCAGCATTTTTCTTTCACCTTTCCTATAAAGGTCGTATTTACTTTCGAATATCTCGAAGTATTCGTCCCACGTAAGAATATCTCCGTATTCATTTCGGATTTCAAAATCTCCTGTCTCATATAGTCGCTTTATATCCGAGACAGAATGAATGAGTCCTTGGTGGAGCTGGAACAGAGGAAGCCATCCGCAGGAGTTCTTCATAATATGGATGCTGTATCCAAAGTAAGGATCATCGATCAGCGAGCAATTCTCACCGAGCTTGCCCCTGTATTCAATTTTTGAAGTCATAAGATAATAATTTGTTCCCATATTTTAATTCCTATATCAAAGTATATTCTTCTGATCTGCTCCCATAGTTAGGCCTGATCGTTCTGCCGTGGGCAATTATTTCATCCAATGTTACCGGCTCATAATTCCAGTACATACATCCCACATTGTAAATTTCGTTTTTACAACCCTTCTTATTGAGTTCCTCTGCAAAATCTACTTCAAAATCCGCTTCATCGGTAAAATGGGAGTGTGCGTGAAGATGAATAGCTTGATGCCGGTGTCCGTTGTACATGGGAATGAAGTAATGGCTTAGAATACATCTCTTTTTAGTTCCATCTTCAAGTGTTACACAGATATCGTCAGAATCCTTGATTCCTGCGAGAGCTGCCTTCGCCTTTGCATTATGAAGGAATCGATCATGGTTGCCTTTAATTAGTATGATCTGACCGTTAAGGCTCTTGATCAGTGTCGGAGCGTCATCATTTCGTGACTTCCAAATCATATCACCGAGCACATATACAAGATCACCTTTGTCTACCTTCGCATTCCATCTTCGAATTAGTTCATTATCCATTTCTTCAACAGTCTCAAACGGACGCCCGTCGAATTTGATGACGTTCTCGTGTCCGAAATGGGTATCTCCTGTAAAAAATGTTTTCATGGTTAGTTTCACCTCCGTGGTGGTTCGTCTTATTTACTTCGCGCCGTTTCTATCGAGTGGTATAGAAAATGCATTCTGTCTATCCTTTTATCGGTGTGCCAATGACCACAATACCAGGCCTTATAATCAAGGTTGTCTTCGATCGTATCAAGCCATCGTTCCGTACCATCATCTACAGTATCCTGTTCAATAAAGGATAAGAACATTTCTTTCGGTTCGTACTTGTACGGGCAGGTATGCGAGAGTACAACATCAATCTTATGCTCTGCAAGTTGCTTTTCGACGTATGCTTTTATTTCCTCGGAAGGCTGTTCATCAGCCCACCATCCGTATCCTCGTGTTATGCGGTAATACTTATCGACGCTGTATGCACCGCCGATTGCAATATGCTTGATGTCCTCTAATTCGAATATTTCTCCATCTTTTGCGAAGAGGAGGTTGGGATATTTATCTTCGTACCAAACGATTCCACCATTCCATTCCTTTTGTTTATAGGTGTCAATGTTATATGGGCGAATCTCGTGGTTTCCGTGGATACACAAAAAAGTGGGGGCGACCGTTGCGAAAGCTTCTTTCATTTTAAGGTCACGTTTTCCGGTATAATAATTAGCACCAACGTCTCCGAGCAGTATGACAATGTCAGACTTGCCAAGTTCGTGCATCTTACAAAAATCTATTATATCTGCGTTATTTCCGTGAATATCGCCTGTGTAAAATATCATGGGTTTTCTCCTTTTCTTTGGTTTGCAACAGTATGGCACATCATATCCCTGAAGTCCAGCGACTTTGCTCTGACACATTCAAAATATCCGAAAAAGTTTGATTATTCGGCTCGTTTGCCGTATTCGTATAGAATTATAGCAAACAGATGTGGCAAAGTCTCGTGTTTTCAGAAAATGTAATCGAATCTGTATAAAATGTAAATTGGGCATAATTAAAGACGGCTCGGCGCTTACAACGCCTTGCCGTCTTTGTAATGATATGATGTTTAGCCTTTGATGTACCTTTTGAGTTCATTGTAGAAGTTTTCGCGAGTACCGGCCATAATAACGATGATCATCTTGTTTTCAACATATTCGACTCTGTATGCCAGTTCGTAATTCGTCTTGTTATAAAAGATGTCATATCCGTATATGCCGGAGAGATCTCCGCTTTTTGCTTCACCAACGGTGTGGTCTTCTCTTATTTTGTCAATCGCTTCCTGATAAAGCAGTTTTAGTTTCTTGTCTTTCAATTTTTTAAGAAACTTAGCTGCGGGAGGAAGGAATCTAACTTCAGTCATCGTCTTCCTCCGAGGCAAAGATTTCGTTATAAGTGGAGTACTCACCGTTGCCGAGAGCAACTTCGTCAGCTTCCGCTATCATTGCTTCAACAGCAGGGCGTACCTGTGTCTGTCTTAATTTAAACTGCTTGAGCAGTTCATCGCCGGAAAGTCCCTGTGCCACAAGATCAGCAAGGATGTATTCAGCGAATTCACCACCGGATGCAGTGCGTGCAGGACGAATAACGAGTTCGTTCCCGCGCACAACACACTCAGCCTCATCAGCAAAGCCAAGTAAGGCAAAGAATTTCTGCGGTATTGTTATCTGTCTCTTTGAAGAGATACTTACTATTTTCTTTTCCATTACGGAACCGCCTTTCAAAGTAGCTGTATTAGTAGCCATTGTTCGTCCTCCTAAATAGTATATGCAAAACCGATTGGTTTATTCTCGGTTGCTTGGTTTTCTTGGTTTCTTTACTTCCGAGAATATTATACACTATTTCTTTGTATTTGTCAATAGGGACGGAGGCAGTTCTGCTTTAACTTTTCTTGAATTTTTTATCTCAAAACGTACACATTTGATTATATGACTGGTGGTCTATTTCCTGACCTTGGGATTATTCAAACCCTGCTTAGAATTGGTTATACTATTTACTGCCTGGGTTTGAGCGCCATATTACAAACGCCGTCTGCGTTGTGATAGATATTGATGCTCTCGCAGCGCTGTTTTGGTTACTTTCAGAATGTCGAAGAGGACTCTTAGTTCATAATCTGAACAGTCTGTGAGTAATGCTGAGAATTGGTGGTTAGAAACTTTAACCGTGTTTTCAAGACTGTCCCGCAGTAGTTCATCTGCAGAAACATTCAATTCATTTGCAATCAATACGAAGGTGTAAAGACTTTGGTGTTTCGAACCGTTTTCTATGTAGCTCATAAACGAAGGAGAAATATCGATCTTCTCCGCAAGCATTTCTTGAGTCAGCCCTTTCCGTTTTCTCGTTTCCTTGATGCGTTTGCCCAGCAGTTTGTAATTAAGTATCATATGAATACCTCCAAAAAATTTTTGTAACAACATTATATCTCGGAGGCTATATTATAACGAGGGGCTTATATACAAATTAGCCTGTACTTTATATAATATTTACATATTATAGCCTTCCGGCTATGTTTGGAGGTGAAGTTATGAGCGACAAGCTGACAGAAGAGTATAAGAAAATCGGTTCGAGAATACGTGAAGTGCGAATTAGCAAAGGCATGAGCCAAGCAGACTTGTCGGAAAAAGCTCATATCTCCCTGCCACACATAAGCGATATTGAACTCGGAAAATCCCGAATGATGTTGACTACCTTCATTAAGGTTATTGAGGCACTTCAAGTTTCAGCAGATTCATTGCTTAGACCGGATGTTCCTGTTGTCAATAATATGTATCAAGGCGAGTTTTCCGACATCTTGGAAGACTGCTCTCCGAGCGAAATTGATTCCATTCTTAAAATTGTTAAGGAATTGAAATCTACTATGCATTCACGAAAAAACGAATACGACGATTAACCACACAGATCGCTTCGGCGGTCTGTTTCTTTCCTTTTTAATTGCCATTCACAGTATTTTCTGTGGGTGGCTTTTTCTTTTGCTTGTCATTCTGAGTGGGGAAATAATTCCCGCAGTCAAGAAAATTTCGAAAAAATCTTTTCTAATCACAACCCATAGTCAAGTGCTTGACTCTCGGTTTATGGACTTATCATCTGCAGACGATATAATATTATTGTCGCTATAATTCGCGCAGAGTATCGGTTACATTGACATACAGATGTGTGGGTTCCGAAAGCAAGGTTTAAGCTTGTGATCAAGCCTAAGCCCCGCTTCGGGTTATTTAAAGGAGGAAAACGAATGAGCGAAATAGATATTTATCAAAAACTAAACGAGATTGATGAGGCTCCGAAGTTCTCAATGATCTTTGGTGGTGATAACGAGAAGGCGGAGAAAATTGCTGATCACCGCATTTGGCTACAGAATATACGAAAGGAGCATCCTTCAACTGCTAAACCTTTTAAGGTTGGAATCTACATTCGTTTTTTCAATCAGACAAAGTATGAGAATTATTTGGACTATCACATCAAGAATTTCGAGGACACAATCGCCCTTTGTCCCAAATGGAGTCTTGTTGATTTCTATATTGATGAAGGTCAGACGGCTCCTAATATGGAGAGTGCTCCGGAATGGTGTAGGCTGCTTGACGATTGCTTTGCGGGAAAGGTTGACCTAATCATCACCCAAAAAGTGTCTAACGTTTCTAAGAAACCGCAGGAAATCACTTTTATGGCAAGCATCCTGGCTTCTCTTGATAAACCTGTTGGTATCTATTTTATTTCCGAAGATATTTTCACTCTTGCTTCTTATTATCAAGATGACATGAAAGCCAAGAGTCTTCTTCCGGAGGGATGGCAACCGTTGCCGGATGATGAAAACGAAGATAAGAGGTGGTTATTGCATGATTGATAAGAATAAACGATATGAGAAGCAACGTTTTAAGGAACAGGAACGTAGACGTATGCACGTCGAGATTGATCCTGAAAATTACGAGTATATTCCTGAAAAACGACGTGCCGATTATAGTGATAACGATGTGGAACAGGATGTAGGTATATATGTCCGAGTCTCTACGGACGATGTAAGGCAAACAACATCCTTCGAACTACAGAAAAAATACTACGAGGATTTTGTCGTAAAGCATCCCAAGTGGAAACTTGTTAAGATTTACGCTGACGAGGGTATTTCCGGTACCTCAATGAAAAACCGTGATGAGTTTAATTCTATGATTGCTGATGCAAAATCCGGTAGGTTAACAATGATAATATGCAAGAACGTTTCACGTTTTGCTCGTAACGTAAAAGACTTTTTGGAGGTTGTTCGTGATCTTGCAGAGCGCAAGAACCCTGTTGGCATTTTCTTTGAAAGCGAGGGGATTTTCTCTTTGAATGAGGATTCTCAGCTTGCGCTAACCTTTCAGTCAACTATGGCAGAGGAAGAATCTCACACAAGAAGTCGCAGTATGGAAACCTCGCTTCGAATGCGTTTGGATAATGGTATTCCGCTTACTCCCAAGCTACTTGGGTATATGCATGATTCCAAAGGGAAACTAATTCTCAATCCCGACGAAGCCCCTACGGTCAAGCTCGCTTTCTTTATGTATTTATATGGCTACTCTACGCAACAAATCGCGGAGGCTTTTATCGCTCTTGGTCGTAAATCCTATCTTGGTAATATCAAGTGGACACCCAACGGCATCGTTCAGATTTTGCGAAACGAACGTCATTGTGGTGATATTCTGACTCGCAAAACCTATACAACGAGTTATCGAACTCATAAGAAAGCCAAAAACTATGGGGACAGGCCTCAAAGCAGATATAAAAACCATCACGAACCGATTGTTTCAAGAGATGACTTTATTGCAGTTCAGCGTATGCTCGATAACTCGAAATTCGGTAATAAAACCATCTTGCCTGAACTAAGAGTGATTGAAGAAGGATTGCTGAAGGGGTTTGTTACAATCAATCCACGTTGGTCCGGTTTTAAAGAGGCTGAATATTATCAAGCTGCCAAGAGTGTTTATGATCCAAACGATCCGATAGAAGACGATGACGAGCAAGAAATTAAATTTACTGTCGAAGCGGGAGATTTCGATCTTAGGGGGTTTGAAGTAACACGTTCTGAATTCTTCGACACTACAAGGCATCCTAATGCTGTGTTCTATCATAAAAAGATTAAATTCAGCACCGCTTGTGTTCGCAAATTCGGGGATAACGTTTACATAGAAATGTTAATCAACCCAATAAAACGTCAGTTTGCTATCCGTCCCACAACCAAGCAAAACCGTAATGCCGTTGTTTTTGCTAAGTTGTCGGAGGGAAAGTACTATCCCAAGGACGTTCCTTCTGCTGCATTTAGCGAGACAGTGTACTCACTATTTGGGTGGAACTTGGATTATAAGTATCGAATTCTTGGATCAATCTACGAGTATGACGGTGAGATTGCTTACATATTTGATACGATAAACTCGGAAGCATATTTTAAGCCATATGTTTTATCTACCGAAGGCGTTGACGAGGATGGAAAGCCCATTGTTCAACCTTTGCTTCCTTCCGGCAAGCGAATACGAGCGATACCGGAAGAATGGACAAATTCTTTCGGAAGAGAGTTCTATGTGCAAGAGAAAACGCTTGCTGAACTCGAGCGCCAAAGCGAAGCAGATTGGATGCTCCGATTGGAAGGACAACTCTTCGAAACTGGAACAAAGCTCAACGTAACGGGTTTTGAAGAGTTAAAAGAATACATACAAAATGAATTAAGCGGTATTGAACTGCGGGAGGTTACTAATGAGTGAATTAAATGACGAGCGAGTGCGCACCGGAATAAGTGATCAGTCCGAATCAAACGTAGCAACCGTAGAACCGGTACTAACACCTTACGACGAGGTGTTCGAGATGAACGAAGAGTTTAATCTTGATGGATTCCAGGTCGTTAGACGTGAATTCTTTGCTCACTTACGAGAACCTGCAGTAACTTTTAATAACCGAAAGTTCTATGTCAATTCAGCGTGTCTTTCCAAGTTTCCTCATGTTGATTATGTTCAAACGCTTGTAAACCCTAAGACGAAGATACTCGCACTGAGACCCTGTCAAGAAGGAACCCGTGGATCTTTTCAATGGTGCAATGATAAGCGCAAACCAAGGCAAACCACCTGTACTCTTTTCTTTGCGAAAATGTTCACGTTGATGGGTTGGAACCCCGACTACCGTTATAAACTGCTTGGAAATGTCATTCATGCCAATGGAGAGTATCTGATCGCATTTGACCTTACTTCCACAGAAGTCTATCAAAAGACTTTCGATGAAAATAAGATTCCAACGACTTCTCGAAAGCCTGTTTTCCCTGCGGGATGGCAAGATCAATTCGGTATGCCGTTCCAAGAGCACAGACAATCAATGCTCATCAACATTTTTGACGGGTATGCCATTTATTCCATTAAGGATAATAAGGCTGCAAGGGCGAAAGAACAACACGTTCTTGATGCCAACATCACCGCTGACGCTCCAGCGTTATTAACAACGGGAGGAGTTCTCAATGCTTGAAAATGAAATAACACCCTACATATCAATCGATCCCAAGAAGTTCCGAATCAGAATATATAAGCAAACCTTGTCCACGCTGAATATTCCTGAGCATATTCAACTTCTGATTGATCCAAAACAGCAATTGCTTGGAATCCAGGCTCTTGATAAGAAGACTCGTTTTTCTCACAAAATCAAGTTTGAAGAACTCGGTCCGGATAGTTCCTACGAATTATACAGCACCTTCTTAATTAGGAGGATTCAAGAAGTCGCACCATGGATAACCTCTGGTTATTCATATCGTTTCCCCGGCGAGCTTCTTTCTGAACATTCATTGGTTCTATTTTCACTTAGAGAAGCTCAACGAATTGAAACGGAGGTTGAATAAAATGGATAATATAAAACTTAAGATTGATAGTGAGTTTAAACATCTTATCCGACCGCTAAAGCGTAAGGAGTACATCCAATTAGAAAGTAACATCATTGCTGACGGTTGCAGAGATCCAATTATCACGTGGAATGGGCTTATCGTCGATGGGCATAATCGCTATGAAATCTGTACACGACATAACATCCCATTTACAGTTAAAGAGATGGAATTCGATTGCAGAGAAGCGGTTATTGCTTGGATCTGTGCCAATCAGCTCGGCAGACGTAACATTTCGGAGGAAACTCGCAAGTTTTTGATCGGAATGCAGTACGAATCTGAAAAGGTTGTAAGCAGCAAACGTAATGCAAGAGGAATTAATCAATACACTGCCGAGGATGATACGGACTATATCGTAAAACAAACATATAGTCCCACCGGTCACGTTACCGCACAGCGAATTGCAGATGAAAACCACATTTCGCACGGCACAGTACAAAAATACGCGATCTATACAAGAGCTCTTGAAGAGATTGGTAAAAAAGAGCCCAAGCTCGTTCCGAAGATCTTATCGGGTCAGTATAAAATCTCACACAAGAATGTCGTTGAGTTATCAAAACTCCCTGCGGAAGACGTACAGCGTGTAAATCGAAAAATTGATAAAAATCCCGAACCTTTTATTCAATATAAAAGCACAAGGAATGCTATTAACACCGGCCGCTACGAAGCCATTTCCGAGACGCCAACCAATGTTCCATCTGTTAAAGATATGCCTGAATATGATCCTGATTCAGAGATCACCGGTCTTACTTTGACAATTCCATCTTGGTGCAGTTCGATCGATCGAACTATGAAAAATACTGACTTTACTGCGGTTTCTGCTCCGGCAAGGAAGAAGCTCACGTCTGCTTTATTTGATCTGCAGGACAAGACTGATGAGATGCTTGTTCAATTGAAAGAAGGTGAGTAAATGGATGAACTGTCAAGATTCGTTCCGAACGTGTATTTTGAGAAAATACCTATTAAGAACCTTGTTTCAAACCAAGATTATCAACGAAACCTTTCACAAAGTCACATCGAACGAGCTGCGGATAATTTTGATATTTATCAGATCAATCCTGTTAAGGTCAGCCGCAGAGACGGAATAAACTACGTCTTTAATGGTCAGCACACCATAGAGATTGTTGCACTCGTTTCGGGATCGCGCGAGACTCCGGTTTGGTGTATGATTTACGATGATCTAAGTTACTCTCATGAGGCTGATATCTTCGCCAACCAGATGAAGTTTGTCAAAGGACTTAAGCCTTTTGAAGTGTTTCAAGCAAACCTCGAAGCCGGTAACGAGGATCAGTTGATGATTCGCGATCTTGTTCAGTCCTATGGTATGTTGATCAGCGATAAAACTGCGCCTGGACATATAACAGCCGTATCAACACTTGAGGGTATCTATTCAAAGTATGGATACCACGTTCTCAGCCGAGTGCTTCGACTCATTATCGGTACTTGGGAAGGTGACACCCACTCTTTCTCTGCAAATATTATGAATGCAGTCGCAAAGCTTTGCGTTGTTTTTAAAGACCAACTTAACGATGAAACCTTCAAGGAGAAAGTCGGCGCAGTTTCGGTCAAACAATTAACCCGTACTGCCAAAGAACGACGCCCTGGTTCTATGGGATTCGCAGAAGCGATGATTCTGGAATATAATGGCAAGAAGAAGACCTCAGCCGGTAAACTCTTTATCAATAAGCTATATGCAAGAGATGTTTCGAGGTGGATTGAGCCTGACGAAGACGAGGACTTCAGTGATATCGACATTTTTGATGATATTGATGCTGAATATGATGAGATGTCTTTGGATGACGATACGGATTAAGTTATGGCACCCATTTCACCAATACGTGAAGTGGGTGCCACTTTTTACTCTAAGGTTTCTTCAGTCTCATATCCACCGCCGAAGATAACCATGATTCGATTGTCCTTATATACCTTTATACATTCAACCATCTGTCTAACGATAGTGTCATCATACACGTCCTTATTCATCTCGCGCTGGCTTATTGTCGTTTGAATGTATTCAAGCCGTTGGGCGTAGGAGCTATCTTTTGCTTCACTTTCTCGTATGGCTTCAATTCGCTTCTTTAACTGTTCGGTTTCATCTGCAATTGCCTTGAATTCATCCTCATGGTTCTCTATATCTTCTCCCGCTTTTACGCTGTCGTTTACAAGGGAGATCATACGCTTATTCAGAGCATCAATCCTTCTCTCGAGAAGATCGATTTCATCCGAACCGCCATTAAGCCCGATGGCATCTCCTATGGTCGCTTTCATTAGTGCGAGGTATGTTGCCCCGTCTTCTTCATTAAACTTGTTTAGCGCCCTTACAATCGCCCTGTGGAGTGCATTTTCTTCGATTGTAGGCGATTCTGCGCAGTACTTGGTTCCGTAATCAAGCCTACTTATACATCGCCACACGATTTTCTTTTTTCCTCGTTTCGACCATGTGCACCTTTTGTATCTGCTTCCGCACTCCCCGCAGATGAGCACATCTGTAAGTGCGTATCTTGAATACTTTCCCGATGCCGTTATTGTGTTCTTAGCGGACTTTTGCGGGACTGCGTTCCGTCTGCTGAGTTCCTCTTGCGTTCGGTTGAACTTTTCTCGATCGATGATTGCAGGATGATTGTTTTCTACAAGGTACATGGGAGCTTCGCCTTGGTTGATCTTCCTCGTCTTGGTTATACAGTCAACGGTGACAGTTTTTTGAAGGATGCAATCGCCGCAGTATTTTTCGTTACGTAGGATGCTTTGTATCATTCGCCGTGTGAATGCAAACTTTTTTCCCTTGAAAGTTAGGTTTTCAGCTTGAAGCGCCTCTTCTATCTCTCGCATGGTTTTTCCCGACAGGAACATATCGAAGATGCGTTCTACGACCGCAGCTTCCTCCGGGACGATTTCGGGGTTGCCATCTTCTCCTTTTCTGTAGCCGAGAAGTTGGCTGTATTTGAATATTACCTTTCCTTCCTCAAATCCTTTTCTGAAGCTCCATGTTATGTTCTTGCTCATGCTTTCCGATTCGGACTGTGCGAATCCAGCATAGATGATCAGATACAGTTCGCTATCGCTTTTCAGTGTATCGATTTTCTGCTCTTCGAAGTAAATCCCGATACCCATTGACTTGAGCATTCTTACATACTCGAGGCAGTCAACCGTATTTCTTGCAAATCTTGATACAGATTTGGTTATGATCATATCGATCTTACCGGCGTGACAGTCCTTGATCATCTTTGTGAACTGCGTTCTTTTATCTGCCCGAGTGCCTGATATTCCTTCATCGGCGTACATTCCGGCGAATTCCCATTCCGGATTTTTTGCTATCATTTCACTATAGTACTTTATTTGGTTCTCATAGGAAGTAAGCTGTTCATCACTGTCGGTTGATACTCGGCAGTACGCTGCTACTCGTTTTTGATGGTGTTTTTGTTTGTCTACAATCAATGACTTCTTCGGTTCAATGACTGTAACCGTTTTAGGTATCTTTTTAACATTCATTCTCGGCTTCTCCTTCGTCTATTTCGGCTTCGGTTTTGGTATGTAAGGTAACCCTTCCCGAATCGTCGAGTGTGATATAAGATATGAGATCCGAGAAGTATTCGCAGTTAAATTGTTCTTGAGGTTTCATAAGAGATGCACGTTTCCTTGCTATTTGTGCAACGATCGATTTCTTTGCTTGTGTTTCTTTGTATAGCTGACTTGCGATATCCCCGACTCGAGTAACGATGTATTCCTCACTTGGATGTTCTCGATTCAGCTCATGTAAGATATCTTGATTATATTTTTCGACTATCGGTGAGTCTTGGATCTTAACCCTTGGTTTCGGCAACATTAGTTCTGCATTTGCGATGATTCGGTTCATCATTAATGTGAGCTTTAACAGCAGATCCGTGTCGCTGATCCTGGCTCTACAACCGCATTCATCGTTTGTACAAGTCCAGCTCTCCTTGATTTTATTTTTCGAGCAGATGCGGCGCACCATCGGGTGTCCGCATTTGGCACATTTCACTCTGTTTCGGAGAATGGAGATTCCTTCACATTCTCGTTCTACCACACCTTTTTGCCTCGCCGTTTTCGCACTTACAGCTTCTTCATAGGTGTCAGCATCGATAATTGGATCGTATTCATCAAAGCCCGTGTATTTGACGTTGTCTATGATTCGTGCAATCCTGGCTTTATCCCATACATTGGTTTTCTCTGTATACGGAACTTTTCGGATAGTAAGCATCTCGGCGATCTCTTTGAGCGAGGCTCCCTTGATGTATTCCTTAAATATTTCCCGTATTACTTCGGCTTCGGTTTTAACGATTACTGTTCGTCCATCCCGTATCGTATATCCGTATGGTATAAAGCGTGTCTTTTTCATCTTATTTCTCCTATATCAGCTCTGTGAATTCAAGCCCACCGATAAGTTTTATTATCAGTTCATCCTTGTTATTTATGGTCATTTCGGTTACTGTTTCCATAAACAGCTTTTCGTTGAACTCGTCGAGGGGTTCCTCAATCTCGTCAAGCAGATCTTGGAGTTTTCTGACACTTATCAGCATATCTTGTATGCGTGACTCGAAGGCGTCCTGTCGGTCAGACTTAAGCGCGGTGATTTGGTTCCGTATTTCTCGGGCCTGAGATTGGTACACCTCGGAGGCAAGATACCCTTTAGAGTGGAGCTGCTCGAGCATAACTATCTTTGAGTTGAGATCTGCAATGCTCTCGCTTATCGCCCTTGCAGCTTTATTGTTTTTCTTATATAATGCACTTGCGAGTTCAAGTTTGGATATGACCTGCTTGAGGATTTGTTCTTCACCGAATCTCAGCTTGTTGATCATCGTTATAAAGCCATCATAGATTCGTTCTTCGCTGTAGTATAAGGAGTCGCATGCTTTGCTATCTTCGTAATGCTTACTGCAGAGCCATTTGATGTCACCGGATCTTACTCGTCTTCTAAAGTAGGATCCGCATTCGGCACATCTGACTTTGCTTGTGAGCGGATAACTGTTTAGCCCTGGTGTAGCCTTGCTAAACTGTGTCTGCCTTTTTTGAAGTAGGGCTTGCACTCTGTCGAAGTCTTCTCTCGGAATAATACCGTCATGCGTGTCGGAGGCATAGAACATATCTTCTTCGCCTCTGTTTTTGGCTTGTTTAAACGGCACCGTAGTCGATCGATAGGTCTTTTGATACTTGCTATCTCCTACGTATCTTTCGTTCGAGAGAATGTACGCAACCTTTGTAGATCTCCATTTTTCTTTGCCATTTTTTGTCGGTATTTGCATTTGGGTAAGCTCTCGTGCTATTTCTGATGTTGAGCTTCCCATTAAGTAGAGCTGAAATATCAATTTCACGATATCCGTTTCGGGTTGGTATGGTTCAAGGTGCTTGTTTACAAGTCTGTATCCATATGGAGCATTGCTGTCTACGTAGTCACCGTTTTCCATTCTCTTGGTAATGGAAAGGCGCATGTGCTGTGATATGGCTTGTGATTCTTCTTGAGCGATAGCCGAAAAGGTGTTCAGAAGCATCTCGTCTCCAAGTGAGAGGGTGTTGATTCCTTCCTTTTCGAAGATAACGCCGATGCCAAGCAGCTTCAGCTTTCTTACGTATTCAAGTGCTTCCTTCACGTTTCGTGCAAATCTTGATAGGGATTTAACGATTATCAGATCGATTTCCCGCCGTTCGCACCTTTTGAGCATCCGTTGGAACTCGGGGCGGTTATCCGCTTTCATTCCGCTTATGCCTTCATCGGCAAAGATTTCCACAAGCTCCCATTCAGCTTTTTCATTGATTTGCTTGGTGTATGTTTTAATCTGAGTGGCGTATGAGTTTTTCTGATCTGCGTAGTTTGTGGAGACGCGGCAATAGGCAGCAACCCGCAGTTTTTGTATTCCTTGCTTTGTTAAGGGGGATATCAGTTTTACTTGTGCCATACCGCTTATCTCCTTTCTTACGTGATTGGGAGGTTTCGTACCAAAATGTATGCGATTCCTCTTTCGCTTTTTTCAACACAATTATATTGATAACTTTCGACAAGTCCAGCGAGAATCGGCTGAAGAAAAAATAAATTCAATAAAATTTATCAATCAGCTATAATGATGTCCGCGCCGGTCAATGTTTGATAGTATTTCTTTGCTCGTCTGTATTCTTTATCTGTGATCGTGCCGTTAGACAACAGTGATCTGAGCACGGATACAATACGTATGAAGTTCGCTGATTTCTCTTGCTTTTCGGATAACATATATACCTCCTTAGGCGGGGCCCTCGTAGGAGAGCCCCGCTTTCATTTCATTAATCGAAGTATTCATCGTTCTTGATGCTTCGCATAAACTCTTCTACCTCGCTGATAGAATTGACTATCGGGTATTTGCGGAGAGTATGCTGAATGTTCGCAGCATAACTGCCGCGGTTAGCTCTGCAGTCAAGAATTGAGAGGACTCCGGTGTCGGTTTCGCATCTAACCAGGCGACCTGCTCCCTGGCGGAGCTTTATTAGCATTTCGGGAACTGCATATCTGTGAATGAATTCTTCCACACTCGCACTGTTTGCCTTCTTTTCGTTCATGGTTGCAGATCTAATCGGGAACGGGAGGCGAACAATGATAACCGAAGAGAGACAATCTCCTACGCAGTCAACGCCTTCCCACATGCTTCCGGACGCAAAGAGGACACCGTTCTTACTTTTCTTGAACTCTGAAATGGCGGTTCTGTCGCTCTTGGTCATCCTAATCACGTGGTATTTGCCGAGCTTATCTTTAGTCAGGTCAAAAACCTTTGCAAGAAGCTTGTACGATGTGAAGAGGATTGCTGTATGACCGTTGGTTGCTTCAATAAGGGATATGATTTTCGACGCAACGGCGTGAACATAATTCTCATCATCGTTATCAGGTAAGGGCATGTCCGTAGGCAGATAAAGTCTTGTGTTATTTTTGTAATCGAACGGAGAGGGGTTTGAATATTCGATTAATTGAATTTTTGCGATACGATCCAATCCGTTCTCTTGCTTAAAAAAATCGAAGTTCACTCCATCGCTCATGGTTCCCGAGGTGAATACGTGGCTTCGATTCAAATCCCATACGTGTTTTCTGAGAGCGTTGCCGATGTTCTTTGAACAACAACAAAGAACGATGTGTCCGTTATCATCTTTTTCGATCCAAACATTCAGATCGTTAGCATCCGTAAATCTGAGTAGACTTTTGCTGATTCTTCTTCCGTTAACTTCGCTCAGCCCTTTGATGCTCCTCTTGATATCTTCAAGCTCGCTGATGGTCAGAGACAAAGAGTGAATAAGACCAACCGTTTCTGCATCAAGCGAGATGATGTTATTCTCTCCGGATTCGTCATCTGTGGGTATCATGGAGCAGAGTTTATCAAATATTTTTTCGTTCAGTTCCTTTGCTCTGTCGCGGCATACCTTGTACCACGGGAGTTCATCCTTTCCAATACAGAAGGTGCTTGTCCAGTTAAGATATTTCGGAATGTCCGTTTCGCAGAATTGTTCACCGAAGACGGATTGTGCTGCTTCTTTTAACTTGTGTGCTTCGTCAATGATAACCATCGTGCTGTCACGAAGAAGCCCGGGCTGCTTTGCGGACATGAGGTACAGATTATGGTTTGTTACCTGAAAATCTATAGGGACTGAATACGAGAGAGCTGCTTTCGTGAAATTGTTGTATCGGCAGTCCGTGGCTTGCTTACAATCCGCACAATGACCTTTTACACAAACTTTGCCCTTCAGAAATCCCGGGATGCCCAGTTTGTCCAAATCAAAAGCCTGATCCGCAAACGATGTCTTTTCAAAATAGTTGAGAATCGCTCTATGCTTATCTTCATTTTCTTTAAGTTTGCTTACATAGTCCCCAAAACGGAAAGGACAAAAATAATGCTCTTTGCCTTTACGTAATACAGCGGAAAGAGGCTTCTTGATAATATGTTCTTCAAGCAGCATCGTTGAGAGCTTCGGGATTTCCTTGTTTATGAGAGCGTTTTGCAGCTCAATGCTGGATGTGGTAATTGTTACAGGTTCTATCCTTTTACCGATTCTTTTGGCACAAAAGCCGGCAATAAGATATGCAAGGCTTTTTCCGGTTCCCACCTCAGCCTCGCAGATAGAGGCTTTCTTCGTCATAAGTCCCTCGTACATTTTCTTGCATAGCACGATTTGTTCTTCTCTTACAGCATAACCGTACTTGGGAAGCACCGAACGAAAAATGCGCTCGATCAGATTCTCGGCAGGAGCATGATATCCTTGTACATGTCGAGTATCACCGGTATATTTGATTGAATACAAGATTAAGGGAATGAGGTCTTCATACTCATATTCGAAGTATGTACCTTCTTTTCTGTGACAAACCTCAGAGGAGAGCTTTGTTTTCATATCAAGAGCAATGTACACGATTTCATTTCTCATGGGAACGTGATATAT